CAGGTGACGCGCTTCTTAGCGTTTTCCTCCATTTTGGGTATGTATTATCCTGTACGAAGTTGTATACTTTTGTTTGTTTTTTACCTTTCGCGCTTTTACCGGACCGAGCAGGTGACGCGCTTCTTAGCGTTTTCCTCCATTTTGGGTATGTATTATCCTGTACGAAGTTGTATACTTTTGTTTGTTTTTTACCTTTCGCGCTTTTACGGGGCCTTACAGGCGATGCGCTTTTACGGGGCCTTACAGGCGATGCGCTTTTATCTTTTCTAGGAATTTTTTTTCCGATAGCGCCATCTCTTGAAACACACCTATTAGTTTTTGGATTTACAATCTGAGAAGGCAAACAATTCGTTTTTCCAAGAATTTTTTTTCCGATAGCGCCATCTCTTGAAACACACCTATTAGTTTTTGGATTTACAATCTGAGAAGGCAAACAATTCGTTTTTCCAAGAATTTTTTTTCCGATAGCACCGGTTTTTAAAACACACCGATTAGTTTCAGGGTTTACGATCTGAGAAGGTAAACAATTTGGCATTTATTTATATTTTAAAAATATATTATTTAATAAAATTAATTAAATAATATATTTTATTAAATAATAAATGAATACCGGAGTCTCTGAACAAATAGGAGAAATTGCTCTGATTTTTATGGGATTTAGAGATCAATTAAAAATATATCACTGGCAGACTGCATCTTACGCTAGACACAAAGCTAGTGATTCATTGGGTTCTGATATAAATGATAAAATGGATAGTTTTATTGAAATTATGCAAGGAAGTAGAGGTGTTAAATTATCTATTTCGGCGTCAGAACCTATTACTCTAGTACACCAAACCGACTCTACTATACGTGAATTATTGGAAGGGTTTAAAAATTGGTTATTAGATGATTTACCTTATTATTTAAACGATGATACTGATACAGATTTAAAAAATTTACGAGATGAAATAGTCGGTGATATAAATCAAACCCTTTATTTATTTACTTTGAATAAGTAATTAAATTTTATAATATTCGTTCATTTCTTTTTCTATTATTGATTCAATAGTATCCTGTTTTTTATAACTTTTAATAAAATTTCCTAGTTTTTCAAAATTTAATATATTGATAGGCGGATTTTGAAAATTATTTTTAATGTAGATTTTTTTATTATTTCTTTTTATTTCTTTCACATGTTCCATTATTATTTACTATTTGATAAAGATGTTTATAAAATTTATTACAAAATCTACTGTGTTTTTTATTATACGCGTAATCTAGTCGCCCAAAATGGATAACTAAAACTTTCATTGTTATAAAATCCATTATCAAAATAAGTCTCATCTTTTAATACAATTGTTTTATGTAATTTACATATGATACTGCATATACTTTGGTCATGTCTATTTTCTATATATTCAGGGCATTGATTATTATTATAATAATCCGTAAATAATAATGGATTATCATATAATGCTTTTAACCATAAATTTATTATATTAATACTATTCGCATTTTTTTTTAAAATCTTAACACCGCCAATAATTTGCCCAGTATTTACTATATCACTATTTTCGGGTATATTAAAATAATTAAATATTTCTTTAGTAGTCCATGTTTTTTCAAGATAATTCGTTTTAAAAGAAATAATACCATCATCGCTGTTATTTAACATTTCAATATACTCGTTAAATCTATTTCTTCCTTGTAGATTAATAGTACAACCAGAATCTAAATATATCAATATATCATTATTGTTCATTCTAGATAAATGTTTATTAATAATATATGGTTTCCAAATCCAATACCCGCCACCTCTAGGAAGTTGTAAAATATTTTGAAATCGTTCCTTAAATTCCGTATCTAAATCTTCAGGTCCGTATATCGCCACGCTATCAAACCAACCTGAACTAATTACGTCATTATAAATTCTAGCTTTCGATTGAGTAAATCTCTCATCGCCGTATGTAATAAGATGAATCATTTGCATGTATTATAAGTTTTATATTATATATATATATATATATATTATTTTTTAAAGTCATTAACAATTTAAAAAATAATAAGTAATAACTATAAAATGGTCTGTATAATTTGTAGAGTTGAATCGAATAAACAAAAACTGATATTACCATGCGAACATTACTTATGTTCATTATGTATGTATAATAAATTTTTACAAAATAAAGACATTTGTTGTTGTATTATTTATAAAATACCAAGTTTGCCACATATATGGTATTTAGGGTCAGGAAACCAAATATCTAAATATGAATTAACTGATTTATTACCAAACGAAATTGAAAGTCTTAAAACTAACTTTGAATTCGAATTGGTAAAAATAAATGAGATTCCTTATAACGATTTTCAAAAAATTCTTGTTGTTAAAGGAAATATTATTTTTATTGGAGCAATAACCCAAAATATTTTAACGAATGTTATAGCGATTGAGCGTTATTCCGGAAAAGTGTTTATCTCTGAAGATAAAGAATTATCTTATTTATCTTCAGATACATTTTTGTATCGCGTTAATTAATTTTAAATAATAAATTGTAAAATATAAAATGAAAACGATCACTTATATTATAGATATGTGGGATAAATATAGTTTTGAAATTATATTAATTGCTTGTATAATTGTAATATTATTTTTAGGTATATATAGAAAAATAAAAGGTGAAAAAGGGACTTGGTCTAAAAATTACCACTTCCCTTATTATTCAAGCGATAATAACGAGATAAAAGTTTTTAAACCTAAAAGAAATACAAGTAGTAAAGGAGAAGAAGAATGTAGAAGAGTTTTAGAAACTATCTTAGAAAACCTTTTAATAAAGATAGACCTGATTTTTTACGAAATCCTGTAACAGGTGGAAATTTTAATTTAGAATTAGATTGTTATAATCCTGAATTACGTTTAGCAGTTGAATATAACGGTGTTCAACATTATAAACATGTTCCATATTTCCATAAAAATAAAGAAGCTTTTCTAAATCAAAAATATAGAGATTTGATTAAAAGAACAATGTGTAAAGATAATAATATTTATCTTGTAGAAGTTCCTTACATTGTAAAAACGGAAGACATAGAAAACTATTTGCTTCGGGAATTACGTTCTATTGGGTTTCGAATATAAATTTATAATATTATAAATTTATATTAATAAAATGCAAACTTATGATTTGAAAATTTTTTCAAAATTCGTTTTAAATAAACTAAAAAATATTAAAGAGATTCCGGTAAATCCGTGTTGTATTTTTGATATAGATAATACATTGATTGATACTTCTGGTAATTTGATACAGCCAGTATTTGATATCTACAGCTATTGTATTTCAATGGGATTTAGTATTGTTATAGTAACTTGTAGACCTTCAGACGAACATAATGTGAAAGAGACCCTTTTACAATTAAAATATTATGGGATTCATAACATAGAATCTTTTTATTTTATGAAACCACACGCTATAAATCCTTATGATTACAAAGAAAAATGTAGATTTAATGTTAAAAATAGAGGCTTGAATACTATAATGTCAATCGGAGATATGCCGTGGGATATAGGAAATTATGGAGGTATCGGATTTATAGTTCCAAAAATATTTTAAAGATTTTTTACTTTTTTGAAAATAAAATATCGATTCAAAAACGATATACTTTTTTCGTATTCGTTCATCCGTAGATTATTACGACCTTCATTTATTTCGTATAATTCTTTGAACATTCCGCTACCAGATGGAAAACCGTGAGATAATGCTTCTTTTTTAGACAACAATTCGAAACCGTAGACTTTCATAAGTTTAACTAAGAACCTAAAATTAACGAGATACTCTTCATTATATGTATTAATTGTTTCCTGATATACATTTATAGTATAACCTAACGAGCTTTCATCGGAACTAAATTCGGTATAATTGTATTTTTTTTGAACACTCCATATTTTTTTATTTTCTACACAGATTGTAAGATTTTCATTTTTTTCAATATTTTTAAGTTTGTTAAAAATTGTTTTTCCATCGTAAGTTGTGCCTATAAAATAACCACCTAATTTAGTGCAATCTGCTACATTTTGAAGAAACCCTGATATAGTTTTTAGATTTTTAAAAAAATAATGTATAGCGAATTGACAAGATGAAATATCAAATCCGTTAGTCGCTCTCCCTATCAAACCATTGACAGAATGCCTATCCTGATAATTTAAATCAACCGAATCTAAATTACCGAATATAGCGTCCGATATTAATAACGATTTCTTATCATCAAATATTTTACCGTTTCTAATATTTAGTGAAGAATCACCATGTAAAAAAACAACTTTAGGAAATTTTTTAAATTTTTTAATATATCCAACATATCTAACTTTTGCTCCATCATTTTTATTTTCTATATTATCTTTAAAAATATCAATCCCCAAAATAAAAGAATATTTTCCATCGATCCATTTATTTAAATCACCCCCTTTACCACATGCGTAATCAATAAGAGTATTTCCAGGAACGGTTAAATTAGTAATCAATTGTTTTTTAACAAAATAGTTATGGAAGAATCGTAAATTCACCGTTAGCGATTCTGTTTTTTGATTATTATAATATACATTATTTTTATTTGAATAAGTTTGTTCAACATTACAGTTTTTTATTATATTTTTACCGATTTTTCCATTACTATTAACATATCGATTCGATGTTATGTTTAAAATTTTACCGGTTATATCGTTTTTTTCAACCATTTATTATTAAATTATATTTTAATTTCTTAAAATATAATTTCAAATCTTTAAGGAAATGCCGTAACTTGTAAATCATGACCTCTATTACTTGTAGAACTTTGCAGACGATTAGACGCCATCCCACCTGAAAATGCGCTAGTTTGCATTGCCCCTGCAGTACTATCGGAAACCAGGCGACTTAGAGCATGAGCAGTTTCATTTCCCTGACCACCCATAATAGTCATAGCGCCTTGTTTCAAATCAAGATGAGGAGTGACAGATGGTCTAAACCAAGAACCCGTATCTGGGATAATTGGAAGATCACCTCTAATAGGGTCGCCGGCCGCCAGATTTCTATTTTTCTTGATAGCGTAAATTAATCTGTCGTATGTAATGGTATTATCCCCGTCTTGAACTGACCCATCACCACTATTATTTTGAACTGCGTCATCACCACTATTATTACTGTCTTCGAAACTTTCACCGTACGAAAGAGCATTTACCGGATATAAATTTTTCGGCGTCGCAGACGGTTGATAATTTTCAGATAAATAAGGGTTCCTGCTTTGGAATAAAGGATCGCTTGGTGAAGCTTGATGTTCGTATGCAGGCATTTGATAATTTAATAATGGAGGGTAACCAGTATTAGAGAATCTAGGGCTTAAACTAGCCTGAAAAGTTCCAGGAACAGTATAAAAACTTCCTTCGTTAGCTGCATTTTGCGATGCAGCTTGTTCTTTTTCTACTTTATAAGATAAACCATCTACAAAACCTTCACTTTTTTTTCTAATTGCTAAAATAATTACGATAACAATAACAGCTACGATAAACATAATATACATATGTTTTGATTCAATCATTATTTATTATTCAATAAAGATAAAAAAAATATTATAAAATATTATAAAAAAAATATATTTTTATTTAGCAAGTTTTAAAATTAATTTAGATTTTTCTAAATAATTTTCTAATTCATCACAATTATTTACTTCTTTTTCTAAAATATTATTTATGTTTTTTGCGTATAACGATGAAACAATATTTTTTAAAGTTTTTATATTCGATATATTATTTTTCATTATTGGAGAATTTATAGATAATAATTTTCTAAAATTTTCAAGATAAAATATTCTGTCGGTGTCAGTTAATTTATACCGACCGGTATTTAATAACACACTTTGAACGATCGATTTATAATCTGTTAAATCGCTATCGCTATTAGAAGAATTTTGTTCTAAAATTTCTAATATTTTAGTTGGATTATCTAAATTAAATTCATTATATTCAGGATTAATTAAATTATTATAATCCCCGTTTATTTCATATTCCAATCTTCTATTTTCCATGGTTGAAATTTTTACACTGTATATACTATCCAAAAAATTAACAGTGTTCTGATATACACTGTTATAATATTTACCATCTATTTTTTTAGTCGTTAAAAAATTATCCATTACCGATTTGATAGATAAGAGAGATGTTTCAAATAATTGCGCTGATAGATAGACCATAAATTTATTATTTGGTTGCGGTATGGTTGAATGTTTTAATCGTGAGAATACCGAAATAAAAGATTGTAATCGCTCTTCATCCGTTCTAGAAATAATATATTCAAAAATCTGTCTCGCATTCCCTTTATCCATTTGAGAAATATAATTATCTACTTTATAACACTGAGATGATAAATCTGTTATAGATAAAATATGATTCACCAAATCTAACGGGCTTTTTTCTTCCAACTCGTATTTATTCGATGAAATCAGTTCGGTATATTTTTTAGCTTGTCTTAAGAATATTTTTAATTCATTAATATTTTTAAATTTTTCACGTCTGTAATTCGTTCCGGAAATGAAATCGCAGAATCTATAAATTAAAGGTACATCTTCTCGTTGTACCTGTTGTGTTTCCATAATCTCATTTACAGATGTTATTATTAGAGTTAATATATCTTGAACTTTACTAAAAGAGTAAGGATTTATAAAACCGTGATGTATTCCATCTACTATCGCGTGAGATTTTCCATAATCTATTATAATAGGAATGATATTGGTTTTCATTCTTAAAATATTATCATGTGATATAGGATAATCAAAAGCTACTAAATTTTTTGTATGTTGTAAAACGATGTTCCAAGGAGTTAAATCGTAATGAACAAAACAATATTCATTTTGAGCGACTTGAATAGCGAGAGATATCTGTAAGATTATTAAAAAATAATCTCTAAGATTGAAACTCGAACTTCTTAAATATTCATATAATGTTTGACCTTGAATAAATTCTGTTATAACATTATATGTTTCATTCTGTTTATAAAATCCGAAAACGTAAGAAAAATTTGGAAGTTTTTTGATTAAATTATTAATAACTTTTAATCCGATATAAGTTTCATGAATATGTTCTCTCGATTTTTGGGTATCGCTCGTTTTCTTAATAGCGAATAAGAAATTCATCAACTCGTATTTTTCAATAATCCCCAATTTATTTGTGAAGACATCACCTTTTTTAACAGCTACGGTTTCAAAGGCACCACCTCGTTGATGATTAATCATATTAACTAAATATTCTAAACCTTTCAATAGACCGTAAGAACGACCTATTCTTGGTATGGTAGTTATATCTGCTACCGTTTTTGTGTTCTCGGGGTATTTATATTCGGTTATAAAAGATTTTTCTTCTGATATTTGTAAATCTAAGTTAGAAATAGAATTATAAAAATAAATACTCGTAGATTTTTTTAATTCTACTAAACTTTTTTGCATAAAATCGAATATACCATCTTTCAAAAGATAATTGTTATAAAATTCTTTACCGTTCATAGCTATTTGTTCGCATTCTTCATCGTGAGCTCTACACCAATCTATTTGAGTAAATATATCGGATAAATCGCCTTTTACAGGTACGTAATGAACGTACGGTTTTAAAATATCAGAGAACCATATTTTCCATTCAGATTTAACTAATAATATTACAGAACCCATACTTAAATCGAAAGATAAACGGAAAGCGCTAACATGCCCTTCAATATTAATAATATATTTATATCTCGATTGTTCGAGAGGTGTTAATTTTTCAACTAAACCGAACGGTAGCTCATTTTTTTCTATCGTCTGTAAAAATTGACTATCGACATGTTTTCTCGGTCTTAAGTTCCATTTCGTAATACCGGCATCAAGATGATTACCACTATTCAAATTCTGATCGGCTGAAAGTTTAGATATTTTTAATCTCATATTCGTATCTATATTAACACCACACCCAGTAGTAGCACCTCTAAAAACAGCAGTCGGTACTTTATCTTCCCAAGGTATTGAAAATTCTTCATTATATGAACGACACGAACCTGAAAACCATTTACCTTCAAAGCTTTGAACTCTCGTCCAATCTTCATGTGTCGGTATGAGAAAATCTCCAAAATTCTCATTCCCACTCATAGATAAAATAGGAACGTATTTTTCGTAAGAGTGAGAAACTAACGGTTGATTTCTACTACCCCATAGATGAAAATAAGCTTCTGTTCCATTTCTCGTAATCAACGGAAAATCTCGACGATTTACAAAAAATTCGATATCTGGAATTCTTCTATTATCACACAATTCTTCTAACATATTTTTAATACCTGTCACATTATTCTCTCCCTCCGATAACGGATATTCGTACCGAACTAAACAATTATTTGCGAACCATGTATTCGTAAAACTGTTCACTCTTTTCGGATTAAATTTTCGTTTTTCTAAATCAGATATATGTTTAACAAAATCGAGTATATTTCCATTTCTAACTTTAATTTTATTACTCCACTCATTTATAAAATTCGCTTTAGAAAATGGTAAAAAAACTTTTAATTTATTATCTACTATCTTAACAAAAATACCTTTTTTAAATTTATTAAAAATGTATCTAAAAGTGTTTATTACCGCTTCAGAAGTTATATTTTGATTTTTTTCCCATAAATCAAAAGTCAGATTAGAAAATTTATTATTTTCTAAATCAATTTCAGGTGTGCAATATTCGCTTCCATTCAGTTGATATCTATACGTCTGAAACTGTTCTTCATCTCCAGCATGAAAAATACTCTGATTAAAATTTTTATATCTCGGATTACTTTGATAATATTCTCGCTGTGAATTTTCACATTCTTCTTTTGATAAATAATAATCCGGTTTATTTTGAAAATTGGATGTTGTTGTCATTTATTTTTATTTATATTTATAAATAAAAACTATAAATTTCAAAATTATTTTATTTTATTGATTTTAATTTTTTGTAAGCCGATTTTATTTCCTTTTTGTGCTTCTGCAAGTTCGCTTAAAATATGTTCAGGGTCTGAAACACCGTTATTTCTAAGAACTCTAATAGCGTCCTGTTTTTTTGCATTCTCACCTTTTCTAATAACTCTCGATTTACTCTCTACTATTACAGTGCTCCCATTATATTTAATACCTGGCTGATTTTTTTCATTGAGATAATTAATTATTCTCTTTTCTACTTCTTTTGATAAAATTTTTAAATTTTTAACTCTATCGGTAAGTGTTTTAATTTCTAAATTTATTTGATTCAATTCATTTATATCACTTTTGATAGACATTACTATATTTATAATCAAAAAATAAAATCTTTAAATTTAAAGATTTTATTTTTTGATTCTTTTAATATAAATGACAGAATTTGCTATTGTTCGTTGGGATACTTATCTTTCTAAAGATAAGTCGACTATTTACCCAGTTGTATATATTAAAAGAGACAAAGATTTTATTGATCATTTTGAACGTAATAAATTTAGAATGCAATGTAAAGTTTCCGATACCAAAACTGATTATGACGGTGAACAGTTATATCAGGGGATAATTTTAAATGAAGCGAAAGAAGTTTTCTCGGGTGATGATAAATATTTAAAAGATGCTTCATATATTCTTATTATTTTAAAAACACGTTTTATTGAACATGTACCATTTCATCTCGGAAAAATAACAGTGGTTGATTTTGATTTAGACGAAGAGAAAAAACAACAGGAACAGTTGGATGAAATTATTAAAACTTCAACTGAAAATTTAAATAATGTTGTTGAAGTTCAAAAAAAAATTAAGAGCGACTTTGATATTATTGCAGCTGAGTATTCACGCCTTAAGAGTATTTCAGATAACGATTCTGTTTTAATTAACTCTACCCAAGAAACACTTGCGAAAGCTACTAAGGATGCAAATGACGCCGCTATTAATTTAGAAATATCAAAAAATAATTTTAAAAAAATACAGGAAGAAATTTTAACTCTAACATCTAAATATGATCAAATATCTGCAGAATCCGCAAATTACGAAATTTCTGTTGAAAAAGCAAAAAAAATTTATGACAGTGCTTCTTTAGAAGTTGAAAATTCAAAAGTTTTATTAGTTTCAGCGTCAGACGCGTATAAAAGCGCTCAACAAGACGCTGATATTGCAATAAATACCGCAAATAAAACCAAGGCAGATATATTGAATTCTAATCAAAACAATCAAGATTTAACAACTAATACCACGCCAGATACTGTCAAAATTTCTAATGCGAATCAATTGGTTGATGACGCAAATTTAAAAATATCTATTCTTGAAAAACGTAAGAAAGAATTATCGGACGCGCAACTAATTGTAAATAATGCTAGCGATAAAGCTACGCTATCATTAGATGATTTAAATAAAGTAGGTTCAGTTGCATCTCAGATAGCCAAAAATAAACAAGTTATTTTAACCAACATATCAGACGTTAAAATTAAATTAAATAATTATTCTGACGAAGTTAAAAATGCTACTTCTCTTGTGGAAAATACATCTAATACTTTAACATCTGCTGTGGAAAACTCTAAAACTGTAAATAAGAACAGTTTTAAAAATTCTTACGATACTAAAATTTTTTTAGAAATATTTAATAAAAATCAAGATATCTTAAATAAAGCAAATGAAGATTTACAAATTGCTCGTAATAAACTAGATATCGCTGTAAAAAATAAGCAAAATTATATTAACAGTCTTAAACCACTCGTATCAACTGTTAAAAATGCTAATTTGAAAGCTTTAAAACAAGAAGATTCTGCTGTAAAATCAGAAGGTAATAATAAGACACTGAAGTATATATTAATAATAATAGCGGCAATTGTATTATTATTTTTATTAATTTACATGTTTCCATTATTTGCAATAATATTTATGCAGTAAAAATAACGTTTTATTAAAATATTTTATAAAATATTTTAATAATAACACTTAAATCACTGTTTATTAAACAGTGATTTAAATAATGTTTAATGTATGAACAGTTAGAGATGATTTCCTACCTATTCTATTAGCTCTACCAATTATTTGATTTATTGTTGTTTCTGACATTATATGATATAGAATAATGTCTGTTGCTTCTTGTAAATTTATACCAGCGGCGTTAATACTGGAATTAAGAAATAAAACAGTGATATTACCGTTCTTAAAATTGTCTAAACTATTCTGCCTAGAGGTAGAAGTACCTTTTATATCTATAAAAGTTATATTATTATCTACAAGAGCTTCACAGATAGGTGAAAATATTCTTTCGTAATCTGAAAATATTATAAATTTACCATTTGGTTTATCTCGTATTATATCTATCACTTTTTCTATTTTTGTCATTTTTCTTTCTAAACTTCCAGCTGCTCTTTCATCTGATTTATTCTCTTCTTCCCCTGGATTTTTAATATAAACCAAGTCGGAAGAATTAATAGTATTTCTACAGAGTGGGCATTTTTGAACTCTACTCAACCATGTTAATAAACAAGAACCACAAAATAGATTTTGGCAATTAGGTTCTAAAATAGGTTGATTAAGCGTTTCCATACATATATTGCATATATTATTTAAACGATCTTCGAATTTATTTTTTATAATATTAAGCTCTTCTTCTATAGTATTTTTTCGGATAACCCATTTATTTATTTTAACTTGATCATTTCTTATTACATAAATTCTGATTTTTGATTCTATTTCTAATAATTCATCCTGTTTCTTTTTCTGAACTAGAGATATAATATCGTCTGTTTTTTTCCCCCCTAAACTTGTTATTGCCTCTTCGATATTTCCAGCTTCTACCATTCTTCTGATATTATCACATACAAAATTTTTAACGATATTAAAAATAGGTTGATAACATAGATGTTCTAAAAATATAGTTTCGGGCATTATAAAAGATTGTTGTACGAATTCTAATGGATTTTTAATAATCAAATTATCTAAAAACTCATCGATATCATATCTATTATTAATATCAGAAAACATAGTTTTCATAAAACTATTTTTACAATTTCGATGCGAAAAATAGATTATATATGGATTTGCGCATACAAACCAATAAAATCCCGCCTTAATATCTTTCATAGAAGGAATTTTTATATAAGCGGGTTCGTCAAAAATAAAACGTTTCCAAAAATAATCTTTATGTTCTCGTATAAATAGATTGTACATTGTCGGAGTTATTAAAATTACATCGTTTTCAAAAGGATCACAGCTTCCAATAGTTCTTTTAGTTTTAACAGATGTAACAATTAAAGACGTCTTCCTTAATTCTTGTTCCCATTGTCCAATTATAGATTGTGAAACGAGAACAAGAGTTGCTGGTATTCTGTAATATTTTATTATTTTACATTCAGTTATTTTTCCACCGAAACCAGTTGAATAATTTTTACTTTCGTGTATTTTATCAGTATCCCATTCCATTTTATCTCTTGCTATTAATCCTATCATAGATAGGGTTTTTCCATATCCGACAGGGTCTGCATTAAAACCTATTTGAGTGTATAGTGTGTGAGTATCTGTAATTTTTACCTCTTTTGTCTTTTCTATCTGTTCCATATTATAAATACTTGCTAATTGATGTGGAAATAATCGAACATTAATATTAGCCGGTTGTGGTACCGAATTTAAAGTATTAAACGATTCTTCCATTGATTTATTGGTTTTATATTCATAATAAAATATTTAAATTTCATTTTTAATATTTTATTATGAATATAAAAAAATTAGATTACTATTAAAAAATCTTCTACACAATTTAACCATCTTACAGCACGATTTATTATATCTAAATTATTAGCGTATAGATTGTAAATTCTGGACGATAAAAATTCGGTTTCCCATTCGTTATAAAAATTTACATTTGATAACTCACTTCTCAATTCTCTTATCAGGTATAAACATTTCAGATATGGGTTAAGTTTTTTAACAAAATTTAAATATATAGAAAACACTTGAGAAGATTGTCTTAAAACAATGCGATGCGATTGTACAAGTTTAGAATTTGTAATAAAACCGTTTAAAGTTGCTATAACATCTGCATCAGATGAGTGAGGAATAGTTATATTTACATATTTTCTTAACATAGTAGCATCTATTTCCAAAAATAGATTTTTGAATCTATTTATTCTATATTTCATATCGTTAATTATTGTTACTGATAAATTATATTTTTCAGCTAAATAAATATTATAAGTTAAAAATAGATAGCTATAATCGTTTTTACCAAAACATGAATTTAATGATAAAATTCTATCGGTTATGTCTTCAGCTTTAGTAAGGTAAATTTTAGAATCTTCTTGCACTTTTAAGGTTTGACTATTAAGAGGTGTATATACATTTCTGTAAGGATTTTTACTAACATATAAACGAGCTATATCTTTAAAATCGTTATCTTCTAATATCCAATTTAAAAAAGATAGAGGTGTGAAAGTTCCTGTATCACTTTTTATAACACGCTTACAATATTCATACGATGCATCAATATATCCATCTGTTTTATTATAAACATCGTAAATATCTTTGTTTGTATAAAACCTGAATAGTTCGCGCATTTTCTCGTATTGGTTAGCTGGTGGATTTCCAGGATTATCTCTTACATTTTTTCTATGAATACGCTCACTTACATCGTAAATATAAATTAATAATCTATACATATCGTATCCAGAATTCATAATTCCAAAATTATTAATAGATTTATAACTTGTAGGTTGTCCGTATATTTTACCGTCGTATTTATAAGAAGACAATCCGTAATCTATAATAACAGCAATAGATTTTTTAGGAGTTATTTCATATATATAATTATCAAGGGGTACTTTATATGAAAGCGAACCATCAGTATTATCAATCTCTTTAACAATTACATTCTCTCCATGTAAATCGTAATGTGTAAAACTATACTCTCGCTGGGCAACTTCTAGAGCAATTAAAACCTGAATAAAAACTTCTAAAAAATCGGAAAAATCGGTATCAACTTTTTGAACATGATATTCAAATGTTTTCCCTTCTACTTTTTCATAAATACAATAAGGAGTGTTTTTAACAACGGCATTATAATTACATAACATACTTGAATTTTTTGAAGGAGAACACAAAAAAATTCCAAGACCTCCCATAAAGTTGGGTATAAAATATCTTAAATTATTCAAGCATGAAACACATACAAAATATTCTAATATCGAGTCGTGATAATTATTAAAATTTTTCGGTATTTTAATCACAACTTTTATATTTTGTAAAACTACCGCAAAATAAATATATCCATTTGCTGAATTAAAGTTCATGTTGTCAAATTTTTTAACCCATCCATTAATTTTATCTGTGATAATTTTTATAACGTGCTCATTCATATGTTGAGATGTTGAAGAACTCAATATTAAACCGTTGAAAGCGCAAAAAGCGCTTCTAAGCGCTACACCATTATTAAATTTTTCTATGCTATTTTTTAAATCTTTACCGGGTATTCTATTTTCTACTCGACACTTGTATTTATAATGTAGGTCTAAAATATTTTTGATGATATCATTATAAATTTGTAAATCAGTTCTTACCATTTTATTTATTATTTAATTATAATTAAATAATAAATAATTTATTATATTTTATTTGTTTAATATACGTATCTACCATCATGTTGAAGCGCAATTGTCTGTAACATTCGCGATTTATCGGTTTCGTAATTGTCTTCTCTTACATTTTGCATTCTATTAGTCATTGGCATAGAAGATGGAATATGATATCCACCGGCATTAATTTTTGGTGCAAGATTATATTCACGTGATAAATTACTCGACACATCAGCCTGATAATTTCCCGGATTAACCGCCATATATGTTAAAGGTGTGTTTCTATCTAACTTTCTAATATGTTCGGGTTCGATGTATTTATAAATATTTTTATCACTTACGTTCGTATTAGAAGCATACGAAGGTACATTTCTAGATAGTTCTATATCATTATGATCAACCGCTTTATAAATATTTTCGCTTGTATTTGTATTTGAAGAATACGCAGGTATATTTCTTTCTAATTGTATATCATCATGAATATAACTAACATTTCCATCACCTCTAGTATTACTCATGACTGATGAATGTGCCATATTTTGAACAATATGATTTCTACTAGGCTCTAGCACATTTTGCTCTGTAATATCCATTCCTCTAACATTAGTAACGGCTGAAACTTTTAGAGCTGGTTGTATAATATATTTAACTTCGTACGGTTCAGTAATTTGATTTTGCATATTGTACGTAGCTGTAGGTGTAACAGATGTTTTTAACATATTATTTTTAACTTCTTTTGTATTTTCAGCTGTACCTGCTTCTCGAGGCCTTTTCGAATAATCAGTTTGTCCGGGCTGAGTGTATGCATTCGTATTACCCCTAGGTAATCGTGAAAGAGGAAGTCTGTTTTCCTGTCTTAAAATAGGAGGTCTGAAAGCGCCATCCCTGGCAACTCTGTAAGGAAGAAAAGCTTGTTTATTCCCACCCGATATAGGAACAATTCCCTGTGAAAATTGACCACCATTATTTGAATTATTTGAATATGAAACGCTGACACATGGATTAACGCCTCGCGCATAATGAGAAATAGCTTCATTAATTCTACTACCACCTTCATCAATCATATCTGTAATACTATTGGTTTGTCCTACTCTATCCTTTCTTCTAGTCGTAATAGACTTTAAAGGATCTTTAATAATATGCATATTTGTACCCCAACTATCTACAGATGGAAGTGTTGATTTACCATAATTAATTAATCCTGAATAACTTAATCCTCCTGAAGACATTGTTTTTATTATTATAATATTTTTTATTTATATTATATTAATAAATGACCGACAATATTGATATCCGCGCATGCATACAAAAAATACCGGCAGCCCATCAACTAGAATTTAATAATATTCATTCAACTGATCACTCAGAATCAGATAGAAAAATTCTAAAAGCTGCTTTTTTTGCTAAAAAATTATGGCCCAAAAACACGACGTTATATATTTATTTTATGGAAGATGCAAACAAAATAAATCGAACAAGTATGGAATTGATGAATGAAACTGTTGATAATACTCATAAATTAGACCCTTTACAAGAAACTGTTAATAATATGGATATTAAGGAAGCTATTAAAAAAATAGTTTCCGAAAGAATAGATCCTATTGTGAGTGTAAAACTTTCTTTTACTGATAATATTGACAAATCTAATATAAGGATTAGCTTCGATCCTTCCGGTGGTGCTTGGTCTTTAGTTGGGACAGATTGTAGTGATGCACCTAAAAATGAAGCAACTATGAATTTAGGCTGGTTCGATGTGGGGACAACAATTCACGAATTTTGTCACGCTTTAGGAATGATTCACGAACATCAAAACCCGTATGGTAATACTATTCAATGGGATGAAAATAGGATTTACACTTGGGCTAAAACAACTCAAGGATGGGATAAAGCAACTATCAAATCAAACATAATCGATAAATATTCTATTGATGAAATTAATGGTTCTGATTACGATCCATTTTCTATTATGTTATATTTTTTTCCGGCTTCTTTAACAAAAAATAATGTCGGAACTCGGCAAAATTTTTCACTATCACCGACAGATGTTCTATATTTAGAAAAAATGTACCCTGTTAGCGAACAAGATTCCGATACTTTTTATAAAAAATCTTATGGGATGAGTATTTCAGACGCGTTAAAACTTTCAGGGATGCCTGATAATAGAGTGGTAAGTACTTCTTCAGACGCGACTTTTATATCGAAAGATAATATATGGTATTATATTTTGATAGCACTGGGTTTTCTAATATTAATATATTTTGTGTCGAAACAAAATAAAAATAAACGTAAAAAATAAATATTATTAGAAAATTTAATATATAATAAAATGAAAAATATAATCATTATAACAATAATTATAACGATACTATCAACTATTGTTATAATCATCCAATATTTTGATTTATTTAGATATTATAAGTTGCGACGTGAAGAAATTTCTCGGTATATTGAAAAATATTCAGACGTTAAACCTTATAAATCAAAAAAATCGATAATAGTAAGTTTAAATACGACACCTGATAGGATTGGTAAGATTAAACCGGTTTTGAATTCTCTTTTAGACCAAAGTATAAGAGTCAATAAAATAATCGTTAATGTTTATAGTAAATCATCTGAACCGTACGAACTTCCTGAAAATTATAAAAAAGTCGGTATTTTTAATAACATTAAAAAAGATTATAAAGAAAAACCTAATCTATCTATATTGAATAATGAAGGTGAGAGTGAAACAAAAATTATTTTTCTAAGTGATAAAACTGTTTATGGTGAAGATTTTATAGAAACACTTATAGACGAGTCTGATAACAATCCCGATTCTATAATTCACACAAAAGAAAATTCGGAAATAGATGTGTTGATTAAACCCAAATTTTTTACAGTAGAAAATTTAGAAAAAGAAGAATTTCCAAATGTTAAGAAAACAAAAATTTCTTACATGTTTAATTTTCCCGTTTTATAAAATATATTCTATTTAGAATATATTTTATCTATACACAAATTTAAATTTCTATAATTTTAATATCTACTTTATAATTTTCAATATTTCCATAATAAGAATTAAAAATGGTATTTTTATTTTCATTATATTTATATATGAAAGATTGCCCGAATATATTTCTTTTTAATTCATTACTATCAACATTTTTAACTCTTTGAGAATAACACTCTTCTAAAACAGCACAATCAATAATCGGTAAAATCACGATACCTTCCCATTCCCGCCTTTTACCGGCTAAATCTACTCGAAATGTATCGGGGCAGAATTGTTTGATGGGCGAACTCTCATCTGTTAATAGAAAATTTAACGGTTGTGGAATTAAATTACTACTTTTAGGAGGTAGTACAGAAATAAGTTGTTGAAACGGAGTAGAAGGTGAAGTAGCCCTGTATTCTGGAAAAGTAAAAGAACGTGTATTTTCTGATAAAATATTCGCCGGGGGTGCGTAATGATATTCGAATTTCCATTTCCAATTAGGGACCCCTTTAGTGTAATAACTTAAAACCCATTGCAATCCTTCTATATATTTATGACAGATAGATTCTACATTTTCATTTGATGGAAAATGACCTTCCATATATCCAAATCTATACGCTTCTATATCCAATAAATATTTTCCTTGCGATTCTTCGATAGAACAATTTTCTAATAGCTCATCTTTAAAATATAAACGTTTTTTAGTTAATTTATTTTCTAATATTTCCTTTTCGTATAAAGCAATTCTACCTAAAAAAGCAGATAATTGAGACCGTCTCAATAGAACATTTCCATCTACAATTTCTGTTAGATGTCCTTCTGAACTTCCTACCGCTTTATACACGTTCAACATTATCTCTATACCGTTTTCTATAATTTCTATTGATGGAATATTTGGTAAAAAATCGTTCCCAACCATAAAACACATAAATATAAAATCGTTAATAGCTATTTTTTTATCAAAAGTTTGAGAATCACATTCCCAACGCATCATTTCCGACAGTTCATCTTTTATAGGTTCTATTTTAATACAATAGTGCTCAATTGTTCTATCGTATGGATCGTCTCTTAGAATATAAAAATTGGGAAAATGTGTTCCCATACTTAACATAATTAAATCAGCGTCCATCCCATAGATACAATAACTTTCTTCTTGTATTCCATATTTCCTTATAAAATTAATTATTTTATGTTCTCCTTCACCTGCTACTTTTTCGTTTGAAAAAACAACTTCTATATTTCGCCATCTTTCATCTTCTGATATTTTTTTCTTAATATACCAATCAATATATTTACCTAAATAATCCATAAATTTAGTACCAGGAGTTATACAGTTTGAATCAAAATCGGATATCTCATTATCGCTTTTTTCTGTCACACTTCTAAATCTTCGCTGTCTCTGCTGATTCTGTTTACTTTGAGGAGCGGGCCCATCAACACATAGAATCAACTTCTTAGCAGGGTTAACGATTAGAAAAATATATTCAATATTCCTACACACATCTTCGAAAACTTTTAATTGTTTTTTGAGACGATTATTTGAAAATTTTTTATTAAGTAATCTTACGGGTCGTTTAAAATTTCCATATTCGTATATTTTTTGAGCAGAATTATGAAATATTCCGTTCATATCCAACATTAAATTATCTATAACAACCTCGTTTAATTTTTCATTCCTAATCAAACGAATGAAATGGTTTGAAAAATTAGTTTTAAACCAAGTAAAAAAATGCTTAATACCCATTTTAGTTTTATAATATTTTACTTATTATAAAACTTTGATGTTTTAAATTATAATAATATTTAACTTTCTAAACGAAATGATATATATACAAAAATATAAACTATGTTGTTGATATTACGATCGGGTAAAAAATAAGTACCTGTCGGTAATATAATTTTTTGAAAATATTCTGAAAATTCTGAAAAATTAATAGGGTTCACAGTAATATTATTATTTGATGAATCCATTATTAGTTATTTATTTTTCAATCACCCTTTAATTTATTTTTTCTATAAATTTTAAAAATTTATAACTTTGTAATTGTGTGATAACATCACAGATATCATCCTTTTTCTTCTGCTTAACAACAAAATCGATTGTTTCATTATCACCCCGTAAGTGTAATATCTCTAACGCTTTTTCAACACTCCATTTTTTTCTAATATTTTTTTCTACCGCCTTATAAGTTATTTTTCCATTTTTTAATTTCTTCATTTCTTTTTTAGCTCCTAAAATTTGAGTTTTATAATAAGATGGATATTCCACTATTTCCTTAAATCTTCCATAATTGAACTGAAAATAAGAATAACAGTGTTGTCCTAATTTTAACGCCATCGTATTATTTTTTTTACCGAATGACATTTGTTGTTCGATAACGATAATACTGCATCTATCCCAATATTCCTTATAAGAATCTAAAAGGTCCGTCATATTATGAAATAATTCAGGGTCTAAATATTTCCCCTTTTCACAGTTGTTCGTTATATCAGAATTTTTTAAAAGTATTTTTTTACCGTTAAGAAAAACACGATTTAATAATTCTGACATTTCAACCGTTGGGCTTCCATCTACATTATACCGCAATAATCTATTTATCGACGATAGATTTGAAAAACTATTTATATTCATCTCTTCTATGTAAAAACTAAAATTTTTTTTTCCTATATCAAAACTGGCACACCATATAATATCTTCCATTCTAGATTTATTTATATTTATCGATAAGATTGTTTTAGATGTAAAAATCATAGAAAAAAATGATTTTGCGAATTTGTAAATCATGTAAAAAATATACAAACATTTAAAATGAATCTCGAAACTATTGACGATACGATAGAAGAAATTTTTACGCAGATTGAATACGCTGCTCATGATGATTCGGAAAAACTAATTAATGAAGAAATAATAAATATGGTTGAAAGCGTAAGTTTAAGAAATCTTTTAATCGAAATGATACAGAATTTACACATGAAATTCAAAGATTTCCTCCGATTTTACGAGCGTGAAAGGGTTAGAATCTCTCACGGTGAAAATTTCCCAGAACTTAACTATTACAAAGAATTGAAGCAAGAATATACATTCGCTATTAAAGATATTCTATCCGCTTATGCGACTCTTTAATAAATTGTAAAATAAACAAAAATAAATAAAAATATAAACATAAGAAAAACAAATAAAAATATTATAGGTATTCTACCTATAATATTTTAACAACTATTACATTCTATTGAATTGAAATTTCACTCTTTTATTGTCCAAACCGGATTTTTTAAAAAACATTTTATATAAAACTAAACAACCAACTAAGAAAGCGATGACTATAATAATTTTGGTTATAATGCTTTTTGTATCAGATACAGATGAATTTTTAGGAGGTGGTCCTTCATAATTTTCGACTGTTTGGCAAAAATTCTTATGAAATTTTTTCTCCTTTATATTTATTCCCGCAAACTCATAAAATTCTTCTAAACTCCTTTTAGTTCCCAAACCGTATTTTTCTATATTTTCATTTACATAGGACGGAACTTCACCACCACCATCTAA